CTGCCGTGGCAACAAGAGGTCTGGGCAGATGAAACACGATTTAAGATAGTCGCGGCGGGGCGAAGAACCGGCAAATCCAGACTGGCCGCATGGTTATTAATAGTAAACGCACTACAGGCAGACAAAGGTCATGTATTTTACGTCGCACCTACTCAGGGGCAAGCCCGAGACATCATGTGGCAAACGCTTCTGGAGCTGGGACATCCTGTTATTGCTGGTAGTCACATCAATAATCTGCAAATCAAGCTTGTCAACGGAGCAACAATCAGCCTCAAAGGGGCGGATAGGCCAGAGACAATGCGAGGTGTCAGCCTCAAGTTTCTAGTGCTAGATGAGTACGCGGACATGAAGCCTGATGTATTCGAGCAGATCCTGAGACCTGCCCTAGCTGACCAAAAAGGCTGTTCGATGTTCATTGGAACACCAATGGGCCGTAACCACTTCTATGATCTCTACAAATATGCGGAGTTAGACGATGATCCGACGTACAAAGCTTGGCACTTTACTTCTTATGACAATCCACTACTCGACAAAAGCGAAATTGATATTGCTAAACGCTCTATGTCGTCTTATGCGTTTCGCCAAGAATTTATGGCGTCGTTTGAAGCTCGTGGCTCTGAAATGTTTAAGGAAGATTGGATACAAGTCGAGGAAGAAGGCCCGGATCAGGGTGATTACTACATCGCAATTGATCTGGCGGGATTTGAAGAGGTTAACAAAAAGCGCACGAAAAACACTAAACTCGATGAGACGGCGATTGCTGTTGTAAAGGTCAACGAGCACGGCTGGTTTGTAGAAAACATCATCCACGGAAGATGGGATCTAAACGAAACGGCCATGAAGATCTTCCAAGTCGTAAGAGATTACAAGCCCGTTAGTGTGGGCATCGAAAGAGGGATCGCAAAGCAGGCAGTAATGTCTCCGCTTATTGACCTGCAAAAAAAATTCGGTACGTTTTTTAGAATAGAAGAGCTGACTCACGGCAACAAGAAGAAAACTGATCGAGTAATGTGGGCGCTTCAAGGTAGATTTGAAAACGGGTACGTTACGCTAAAGAAGGCTGAGTGGAATATAAGATTCCTTGACCAACTGTTCCAATTCCCTGATCCTTTGACACACGATGACTTGATAGACGCTTTAGCTTATATTGACCAGCTTGCAAAAGTCGCTTATGACTATGAATACGAAATTGAAGACCACGAAATACTAGACGTGGTAGCGGGATACTGACATGACTGAACTATACGAGCAAGATCCACTCATGATTCAAGAGTCCGTTGAAGACTGGGTGATGATTAAATGCGAAGATTGGCGTGACTACTATGAGTCAAACTATGAAGATCGCTTTGAAGAGTATTATCGGTTGTGGCGTGGCATTTGGGACCCCTCTGATAGTGAGCGCAAATCCGAGCGTAGCCGTATCATTTCCCCCGCTTTACAACAGGCTGTTGAGTCCAATGTCGCAGAGCTAGAAGAGGCGACCTTTGGTAGAGGCAAGTGGTTTGATGTTTCCGACAACATGGGCGATACCTCAAAAGAAGATGTCCTTTTCCTAAGAAACAAACTTACTGAAGATTTTGAAGACTGCATGGTGCGTAAAGCTGTTGCGGAATGCCTGATTAACGCGGCAGTGTTTGGAACCGGCATTGGTGAGATAGTTCTTGAAGAGATGAAGGAGATGGCTCCTGCAACTCAGCCTATTATGGATGGAGATCTTCAGGCGGTTGGCGTCAACGTAACTGACCGCGTAAAGGTAAAGCTACGCCCCGTTCTTCCACAGAATTTCCTAATTGACCCAGTGGCCACAGATGTGGATGACGCTCTTGGCGTCTGCATTGATGAGTTTGTTAGCCGTCACCAAGTAGAGTTATTGCAAGAGCAGGGTGTTTATCGAGATACCTATGTGGGTAGTGCGGCTCCCGACACGGATTTAGAGCCTGACCAAGACCTTACAATCTATAACGACGACAAAATCCGACTTACTAAATACTATGGGCTTGTACCGCGTGACTTACTTAATTCAGCAATGGATGAGGATAGCGAGCCAGCAGACGATGAAGACAGCAAATACATAGAGGCTGTAATCGTTATTGCTAATGGCGGAATACTTCTTAAAGCAGAAGCCAATCCTTACATGATGAATGACCGACCTGTCGTTGCATTCCCATGGGATGTAGTGCCTGGTCGATTCTGGGGTCGCGGTGTTTGCGAAAAAGGCTATAACAGTCAGAAGGCGTTGGACACCGAGCTTCGAGCAAGAATTGATGCGTTAAGTCTGACAATCCATCCAATGATGGCGATTGATGCTACTCGCTTGCCTAGAGGTGCAAAGCCAGAGGTGCGACCCGGCAAGATGATTCTAACTAACGGAGATCCTAGAGAGGTTCTTCAGCCGTTTAACTTTGGGCAGGTCAACCAGATTACTTTTGCTCAGGCTGGTGCGTTACAGCAGATGGTCCAGCAGGCAACGGGTGCGGTAGATTCTGCGGGTATTGCCGGTCAGGTCAATGGCGAGTCCACTGCCGCCGGTATCAGCATGTCACTTGGTGCAGTTATTAAGCGCCACAAACGCACACTAATTAACTTCCAACAGTCTTTCCTGATACCATTTGTTAAGAAAGCCGCCTATAGGTATATGCAGTTTGACCCCGAAAATTACCCCGTTGCTGATTATAAATTTAACGCTAGTAGCACTCTGGGTATTATCGCAAGAGAGTATGAGGTTACTCAGCTAGTTCAGTTGCTTCAGACGATGGGGCAAGACTCTCCAATGTACGCAACACTCATTCAGTCGATTGTAGACAATATGAATCTGTCTAATCGCGAAGAGTTGCTCGCGGCAATGAATCAATCAATGCAACCAAATCCGCAAGCACAGCAGATGCAACAACAAGCGCAACAGTTGCAGATGCAGTTCCAGCAATCACAAACTGCGGCCCTATCTGCACAAGCCCAAGAGTCTTCGGCTAGAGCGCAAAAGCTGGCGGCTGAAGCGGCAGTTGTTCCGCAAGAGCTGGAGATTGACAAGATCAACGCAGTTACTAGAAACTTGCGTGAAGGCGATCAGGACGACAAAGAGTTTGAGCGACGCATGAAAGTTGCCGATACTCTACTTAAAGAAAAACAGATAGAAGGCAAGCGGAATGCTAACGGACCACGAACTGAAAGCCCTGCTCCAGCGAGTCAACCAGGAGTTCCAAGGAACATTCCAGCGAATAACGGAGCTGGAAGCCAAGGTGGAGGAGTTGTCTAATGGCAAAGAAGCACCCAAGCGTAGAGCGAGCGGGGGTAAGCGGGTTCAGCAAGCCCAAGAGGACGCCTAGTCATCCGACCAAATCTCATGTAGTTGTAGTTAAGTGCGATGATGGTAAAGTAAAAACTATTCGGTTTGGCGAGCAAGGAGCTAGTACCGCAGGAAAGCCCAAAGCAGGGGAGTCAGAAAAGATGAAAGCAAAACGAAAATCTTTTAAGGCTCGTCATGCCAAGAATATTGCTAAAGGCAAATGCTCTGCGGCATATTGGGCCAATAAGGTTAAATGGTAATAAACTATGAAAGTTAAAGCCCCGGACGGTCATCACTGGATGAAGAAAGGTAGCAATTACAAGCTAATGAAAGATCCTGCTGGTGGCTATAAACCTCACAAAGGCGCGTCTAAATCAGCAGATTTTGCAGTTCAAAAAGTCCACAAAAAGTAAGGAGAGCGTTATGCCCGGTAAAAAGAAAAAGAAAGTTAAAAAGCCATACGGCTATTAAGGAGTAGTTAATGAAGCCCAAGAAAGGTCTTTACGCCAACATACGGGCTAAACGCAATCGGATTGCAAAAGGCTCTGGTGAAACAATGAGAAAACCCGGTGCAAAAGGAGCGCCTACAAACAAAGCGTTTAAGCAAGCGGCTAAGACCGCAAAAAAACCAACTAGAAAAGCCTGACATTTTTTAAAAATCGTGCTAAAAGGCACAGTATCAACAAAGGAGAAAGGAATGACCCCTGAACTTGAGGAGTATTTTACTAATTACAACGAGCTGTTTAACCACGATGGTTTCAAGCAACTTATAGAAGAGCTGTCAAATAACGCTAAACAGTTAGCAGATATTCAGACAGTTAAGGATGAAGAGGATTTGTTTTTCCGCAAAGGGCAGGTGTCTGCATTTGCGACAGTAATCAATTTAGAGTCAACGATTACATTGGCGCGAGATCAAGCCGAAGCGGAAGATCAAGAACAAGAAGATGTATAAGATATATGATTTCCGTTGTGAAAACGGTCATGTATTTGAAAGAATGGTAGGCAGAGGGGTTACAACCAGCAGGTGCGGTTGTGGTTCCGAAGCTACTAAAATGCCATCAGCGCCTAAGTGCGTACTTGACGGATCTAGTGGGGACTTTCCTGGTCGCCACATGAAGTGGGTGCGAGAACACGAAGAAGCTAATGGGAAACGTAAATCTCCATAATGACTTAGTTCACGGAGTTTAATATGTCTAGAGCAACAATGATTGATCCGCACCTCGAAGAAGAGGGAAATGTGGACAATGTTGTAACCGAAGCCGAAGAGACCCAGCAAGAAGAAATGCTTCAAGCTGAACAATCTCAAGACCTAGTAGAGCAAGACGCTGAAAGCGATATTCCAGAGAAGTACCGAGGTAAGTCTCTGAAAGAAGTTGTTCAGATGCACCAAGAAGTAGAACAGGTGATGAGTCGGCACTCTAATGAAGTTGGCGAGCTTCGCAAGGTAGTGGATGATTACATAACTTCTCAGCCACAACCACAAGCACCTCAGCAGAACAATGTTGAGCCAGAAAGTGATATTGATTATTTTACAGACCCTCAAGGAGCTGTTAATCGCGCAATTGATAACCACCCTAAAATTAGAGAGGCAGAGAAATACACTGAGGACTACAAGAAGCAAGCGGCGTTAGCTACCCTGGGCAATAAGCACCCGGACATGCAGACAATACTTGCCGATACTAAGTTCGCAGAGTGGATCAAAGCATCTAAAATTAGGACTCAGTTGTTTGTACAGGCTGACCAGGAGTATAACGCTGACGCGGCTGATGAGCTGTTTTCACTCTGGAAAGAGAGAAAGACAGTAGCCCAGCAAACCGTTAATGTTGAAAAACAAGTACGGAAACAGCAACTCAAGGCGGCAAGAACAGGCAATGCGCGAGGCAGTGGCGAAGGGGAACGTAAGAAAACATATCGCAGGACCGACATTATTAAACTTATGAAAACGGACCCCGAGCGTTATCAGTCTTTGTCAAACGAGATTTTTCAAGCGTACGCAGAGGGTCGAGTCAAATGATCTAGGAGATTAACATGGCTACTGTCCCATATCCCGGCGCCACAGGCATTACCGGAAAAACCGAAGCGGCAACTTTCATCCCAGAAATCTGGAGTGATGAAATCATTGCGGCATACCAGAAGAACCTCAAGATGGTTCCTCTCGTAAAGAAGCTGTCAATGACAGGCAAGAAAGGCGACAAGCTCCACATTCCTAAGCCCACACGCGCTGACGCAAGTGTAAAGGCTGAGAATGCGGCTGTTAACATTATTGCCAACACTGAGAGCGAGCTTGCAATTGACGTTAACCGTCACTTTGAATACTCACGTCTTATTGAAGACATCGTAGAAGTACAAGCACTTAACAGCCTTCGTCAGTTCTATACTGAAGATGCTGGTTATGCTCTTGCTACTAAGATTGATACTGACCTTCACGCTGTAGCCACAGGCTTTGGTGATGGAACGATGACTCTTTCTCCAGTAGCTACTAGCTATCAGAACAGTGCGGCCTTCTTCAACAACAATGGCACTACCACTGGATTCACAGGACAGGCTCTTCCAGCTAACACTGCGTTTTCTGATGGGTTTTTGCGTGACATGATCCAGAAGATGGATGACAACAACATACCTATGGAAGGTCGTTGTCTTGTTATTCCTCCTTCAACGCGCAACTCAATCATGGGTATTGAGCGTTATGTGTCTACTGACTTTGTTGGTGGCCAAGTAGTTCAGTCTGGCCTTATCGGTAACTTGTACGGTGTAGACGTATATGTCTCAAACAACTGTGCAACTATCGCTTCAGGCAAGCGTGCCGCTTTGTTGTTCCACAAGGACGCTGTAGTTCTTGCAGAGCAACTGTCTGTGCGTTCACAGACTCAATACAAGCAAGAGTATCTCTCTACTCTGTACACTGCTGACTGCCTCTACGGCGTTCAAGCATACCGTCCAGAAGCTGGTTTCATCATGGCAGTTCCTGCCTAATAAACCTTCGGGGCCAGCAATGGCCCCTTTTCTTTTTCTGGATTTAGATTAGGCAAGGGGAAGCTTAGCCATGACCGATTACACAAAGACAACAGACTTTGCCGCTAAGGACTCGTTGCCTTCAGGCGACTCAGGAAAAATTATCCGAGGCGCTGAATTTGGAACGGAGTTTGACAACATTCAAACGGCAGTAAACTCCAAATCAAACACAGAAAACCCCACATTTACTGGGACTATTACAGGTAACGGCTCTGGCCTTACTAACGTAGCCGCCGCATCTATTGATTTGACTGTCTCGTCTGATACAGACGCTGACTACAACGTACCGTTTATGAACGCAACTGGAGATGGCGGTAGTGCCAAGGTTCTTCAGGTAGACGACAACGGTTTAATGTTTAACCCTAACAGCAATACCCTTAGTGTTAATCGTTTAAAAGGCAGTAACGATAACTTATTAATTCAAGACACTAGCGGCAATACAATTTTAGATATTGATGCTGGTGCTTTAGAAATACCCGTTAATACAACAATAACAGGCACTACAGCAGTAACAGGCAACATTACAGTTACAGGTACTGTAGACGGTCGTGATGTAGCCGCAGACGGTACTAAGTTAGACACAGTAGAAACCAATGCAGACGTAACAGACACAACCAATGTTACAGCCGCTGGCGCATTGATGGACTCTGAGCTGACTAGTATTGCCTCAGTCAAAGCATTGAACCAAGGTGTAGCTACTACTAACTCTCCAACCTTTGCAGGTGTTACTGCTAACGGTACTGTAGAGTTTGATGGACTGTCAGGTACAGGCGCTGTCACAGTCACAGACATCCTTGACCAAGATGATATGTCAGGTAACAGTGCTACGGCATTGGCTACTCAGCAGTCAATCAAGGCGTATGTAGACAGCCAAGTCGGTACAGTAGACACACTCGCTGAAGTCCTTGCTAACGGTAACGCTACTGGCGGTACAGACATTGCGTTTGGCGACAATGACAAGGCTATCTTCGGTGCTGGCTCTGATCTACAGATTTATCATGATGGTTCTAATAGTTATATAAGCGACCAAGGTACAGGTAATTTAAGAATTTTAGGTGATGAAGTTCTTATAGCAAATGCCGCAAACAACGAATTTAAAGCGACATTTAATACGGATGGGTCAGCAAATTTGTACTATGACGGCTCTGCAAAACTATCCACAACCGCCACAGGCATCGACGTTACTGGCACAATGACTGCTGATGGTTTGACGGTTAATGAAGCTGGCACAATACAGCTAACAAAAAACACAACGTCTGCTGGTGACAGCTTAGGCATTATTGAGTTTCACGATGAAGATGGTTCAGCCTCTGCTGATGCTGGTAAATTTCAACTACAAGCATTCCGTG